CCAATTTCCAGGGCCAGCGCGCCGGGCGCTGTGGCTGTCCCGGTCACTTTTCCCTCGCCCGCCGCCGCCACGCCCGCCGCGTCGTCATCGACGGCAACCACCGTAATTTGCGCATAACGGTTCGCCTCTATCGCCGCCGCCGCCATCCGGTGCGCAATCGACCCGCGCCCAAAGACCGCCGCCGCTTCGTCGTCACTGAAGACGTTCACGGGCGCGAGCGCCGCAACCGTGCCGCCCGCCAGTCTCTGACCAACCAGCAACACGCGCTGTCGATTGGTCGGCAAACTTCTCTTGGCAAGCCGGGTGTTGAACTCAAAGTATTTGCCCGGTTTGCGGATGCTGCCCGGTATCCGGTCAAACGAGATGTTGGTGCTGGCCATCATTTATCTCCCTTCGGTTTGGGTTTGTTTGTTGCCTCAACCTGAATCAGGTCGCCGTCATTGATGCGGCGCAGGTAATAGGCACTCGCAGGTACAGATACCGGCGTTTGCACAATCGCCTCGCGGTGCCTGTCCTCAAACGGCACACGCACGCCGTCTGCGGCCTGAACAAAGATGGTTTGCATGGCGATAAACTCCTTAACGGTGAACCAGATCGGACGCATCGGGTGCGCCGTCGCTGGCGGTTTTAGGTAGGCGATAGTCCAGATTGATGCACGTCAGTTGCGGCGCGGGCGGCTCAAGCTGGCCCTGGTACGTCATAAACATCGCGTCCGGGTCATCCGGGTTTGACGCATCGGGAGACGGCCAGGCGGTGCATAACGGCTCTTCTCGCCACGCTGTATCGAACTCGCACGCAAAGACCGAGAACCCCTGCTTGTGGATGGCACCGTTAAAGAGCGTACGCACCGCGCCGGGGCGCAGCACGTCCACGCCCGCCAACCCCAAATCCTGATTGCTCAATAAGCGCCGCACGGCGTGCTGCAATACGTATGTGTCGGGCTGGTTCGCATCGCGGCGGCTGGCATTGATACGAACGCTTCTCGCGCCAACCATGACGACGAAACGCCCCGACGCCAGATAACTCACGCGCGAGGTGTTTTGCGCCCGCGTCGCCGTCACGCCCGCAAACGTCACCCACGCCGCCGGAAACTGCCGCACGATGTCGGTCAACCCCTCGTCAAACTCGCCGCCGTAGCTCTGAACCTCGCGCACCATGCGGCCCAGACCGGCGCGCAGCCGCTGAACCATCGCCGCCTCGATGGCAGCCACCGCAACGGGTAAAAACGCCGCCATCTAATATGCTCCCACGCCACGGCCAAAGACTTTCTGGCCCGCCATAAATTGCACCGAGCCGGACGGGTTCGGCGTGGCTTCTCCACCCTCGCGTGGCCCCAGCGTCACCCGCCCGGCAGCCACGTGTTCCAGATACCGCACGCCAGCGTCGTAGCGCTCTTTGATAATGTCGGTCTGCAACCGGCCCGTGCCCGTCAAGTGATACCGCGCAAGGTTGCAACACAACCGCACGAGGTTTCTCGGTACGGGAACAAGCGGCAACTTGTAGCGACCGGCCAGATAACTGTCGATTTCGGCGCTCGCATCGGTTAACGACCCCGTTAATACATCGGCATCAATCTGGCCGCTGTGGTTCGGGTCAGTCAACGCCAACACCTCGTCCTCACCAAACTGGCGAATCATGTCGGAAGCATCTGCGTAAGCCATGGCGCGGTTTCCTTACTTCTTTTTGCCAGCGGGCTTGCGCAGCGGCGCGGGCGGCGTTTCGGGCTTGGCATCGGCGCTGCCTTCACTTTCAACCCCCACCACCACCTCGGTCGCTACCAGCATCGCGTCGGCCTCAATCGCCGCGCGCGCCCCGTCAGTCAACGACGCGAGCGATATGTCACGCGCTTGCGCGCCGAACACAAACCCGGCACGTCTGAATCCGTCGCGCCGGGCCACCACGCGCAGCACGTCGGTAGATTGGGTAGTCATGACGCGCTCCCCGCTTACGCCAGCCACGCCGTGGACACCACATCGACCACGTCGCGGTTGATGTTGGTGGCACCGGCGGCGTTGCGTTCGGCTTTGACCACCTCCAACGCCGCCGCCCGGTCTTGCGGGCCAACCAGCAGCAGTTTTGGACGAACGCCCAATGGCCTGCCATGGTCGCCCTTGACCGACTGCATCGCCGCGTAGGCGTCGTTAAAGCTGTCAGCATCCAGGGGTTCGCGGCTCGCGTACGCCAGTTGCCATAGGCTGAACCCCACGTTGCAGCGACCGTCCGCGCCGTATACAAATTCGTTGCGAGAGAACACGTTCTCGTCCGCCGCGTCGGTCTTGGCAACAAAGGCATAATCCCTACGCTTTTGCAGAATCAGCGGTTTTATGACCCGGCTCGTATCGAGCAAAAACCACGGTCGGCCAGACCCGCCCTGGAAATTGGCGACCGACACCTGCTTGCCCTGCGCCCCGACCGGGTGATCCGTATCAAAAAAATACTGGCCGTCGTAGCACGCCGTCGTAAACCCCGCCTTGAGCAACTCAAATATCAGCAAGTCGGGATGCTCTTTGGCATCCTGCCCCAGCTGCGCCACCATCGGCGTAAAAACGCCATACTGGTCATCCTCAATCGCCTCGCGCGGCACCGCAATCGTGTTCTCGAACGTTTTATTCTTGATGCGGTAGTCGTGAATTTTAAGGTTCTGATACACCCGCTCGCCCACCCACTCCCGAAACTGCGTCGATTGCCCCAGCCACGGATAAATGTTTTCTGCCGTATTACTCGGCACCGGTGTCGCCACCTGCTCCCACGTAGACTGCGCACACTCAAACGCCTGCTGAAACGTCAACTGAAACCCCTTGAACAGCGTGTCCAGGTTCTGCCTGTTGATAATCATGGTCAATGCTCCTCGTTGTTAAAACTCGACCCAGACGCCCGCGTCACCGACGGCACGCACAACGCCTGCAATAAGTTGCGTGCCGCTGACCAGAGAGACCGTGCCGTCATCCGCAGCCGTGACCGCCCGGCCGTAATCGGCATCCGTTATCGCCGTCCCCGTTTGCGCCAACGCAAACGTGCCGCGCCACACCGGGATGCGCACCTCGCCATCGACCCCGTCGCGGTTGTCCGCCGCCTCGTTGGCTACGCCAACGATGGCCACCACGCCAGCGTGGCTCGCCGGGGCCACAAAACCCGAGGCCAATACGCCCACCATCGAGCCGTTAAAAATCCGCACACCCGCAGCCACTGGCCGCGTAAACACCCGGCCCTCACGCCGCTCGGTGTCCCTGTCTTCTGTCATTGCCATGAGTTGCTCCTATATAGAGAGGTAATCAAGTGTTCGCGTTGGCCTTGGCCCACGCCTCGGGCGAAAGGCCCATGGCCTTGCATACGGCCAATTCGGACGCATCCAGCGTGACGGTTTTTTCGCCGACTTTGACCCCCGCCGTCTGCTGGCCGGTCAACGCCGCAAGCGGGGCCGCCGTCTCCACAAACGCGCGCAGCGCCGCCATGTCCTTCTTGCCAAGCTCGCGCGCCCAGGCCTCCAACGCTGGCGTTAACTTTTTGGCCGTCAGCGCCGCCGTGACCACCTCATCGACCTCGCGCGCGGTGTGCGTCGCAGAGAGCGCGTTGACCTGGCTTTGAAGCTCGGCCAACGCCGCCACCGGCACCCACCTGGCCGGGTCGGGCTTGCCTGTCGCGGTCTTTGCTTTCAACGCGGCGATTTCCTCGTCTCGCTTTGCCTGCTCGCCAGTCAATTCCTCAACTTTCGCCTCGGTCGCCTTGAGCTTGTCGGCCAGTTGTGCCAGCGCCGCTATCGCCTCATCTTCTGCCGCATCCTCGGGCAGCCCCAAGAGCGCGTATAACGCCTTCAACAGTTCATTCATCGTGGATTCCTCCGTGAGTGGGTAAAAATCACTGCTACGCAATACCGCCAGGCGGCTCGCCGCCGCCAGCCGCACCTCGTCCATCCCGGCCAGCGCCGGGTCGTTGGTCAACGCCACACTTAAAATTTCCAGCGGGCAACCCGTCTTGCCGTACGTAAAAACAGGAGAAATAAAGCGGTACTCGCCCGCGGCAATAAATTCACGCGCGCGCGCCGTCCACTCGACCTGTGCATAAAGGCCATTTCCTTCGCGCCAGATAAGATTTTTGAGCCACCCCGCCGCCGGTGCCGGTTGACCGTTTTTAGACGCCGCCAAGGTTTGATGTTCGTAGTCAATGACGACACTGCGTCCCTTGGCAGAAAATTTGGCTATCAAGTCTGACGCCACTTCCTCGTCTACGCGCCACGCCGCGACATCATCAGGCCGACCGCTCCCGTCCGCCGACCGGAATTCCCCCGCCGGAAACAGTTGAATCACATCGGCAGAAACCTCGCCCAGCGCAACACTCAATGCCGCAATGCGCGGCTGCGCAGTTCGGGATTTCGACGGGGTGCGTTTGCTCGTAACCATGACCGCCATGGTGCCGACCAAATCCACCCCAATCCAGATGAAGCCCTTCAGTAAGTTTTAAGGATTTTTGCGCTAGCAACCCAGGGCGGTTTTGGTTGTTTTGCCCTATTTCTAACCGCCAACCGCGCTGTGCAGCCCAAACCACACCCCACAATGCCGTTTAAACAAAAATTAACGCACTTTAACGGGGGGTGTTTGAAGAATTACAACCCCAAGCCGCACCCAAACCGTTTAACGCCGTAGCGGGGCGATTTTACGAAGTCCGGTTTTTTTAGCCATCCAGCGCGCCCGCCAAATAATCCGACACCAGAGAGGCCACCTCCACCGCGTCATCATCGGACACCCCTAAAAACGGCCGCGCGGGCATCGTCACGCTGGCAACATAACCCCCGCCAAACTTCAAGGCTTTGGCCCGCGCGGGCTTGATAACCCCGCCAAACTGGTGAATCGCCGCATATTCCATCGGACTGCCCACCTGCACCTCGTCACTGGATACCTGATACACAATCCGCCTTAAATTGCCGTCCAGCGTCAGTATCTTGTCCGCATTCTTCGCCTTGCCGTCCCTGTACCACTGGCTCAACGCCTGCCACGGCGCGCCATCCGGCCCGGTCTGACTCTTGAATCTGTCCGACGTACTGTTACGCAAATACTCGCCTATCTGCGCCAGCACCGGCGCAGGATTCTGCGTCGCCGCCGCCAACCGACCCAGCGCCGCAGCAAACGCCGCATGGTCTATCTGTACTTGAACCGCTTTACCCATCATGACGACCTATATAATGTTGCCCGTGGTGCGCTGGACTGGGCCGTGTCCCCGATAGTCCTGTCGTAGCTGACCAGTTTGACCGGAGACTGAGTTCCTTCATTTGCCCGCCGTCTGCGTAACATCCGGCGCGCCATACCAGAGTTTGCCGATGCGCTGGCGATTGATGTAATCAATATTGCGCGTCGGAAAGAACGTCCAGCCCTCAAAAAATCCCCGTGCCGCTTGTGCCACGACCATCAGGCTGCGCCCGCCTTTCAAGTCGTACGCCTTGATAAAGCGGCTGCGCAACTCGTAATTGCCCGTTTTGCGGTTGCGGTACACGTTCGTCCACACTTCCCACGGGCTTGCCAACAGGTCGGGCAATAACGGCAGGTACACCGCCCGCCTGGGGTCAGACTGCGCAATGTGTGCACCCAAGGCTTGCGCATCCACTGTCACCGGCAGGCCGTAAACGTCGTACGTTTTGCGATTCGCCCCAATGACTTTTGCTACCAGCGGCGCTATCGGCTCGCCGGGTTTCGGCAACGGTGCGAGCGATGCAGGCGGCGCAAATTCCTTGACCTGCGCCGCCCGCCCAAACTGCACAGGGCCGGAAGTCAACACCGGCAGCCAGTCGTTTTTGACAAGCGTCGCGTCTACCTCCGAGAGGGATTGCCACGCCTGCCGCTGCATCCAAGCATCGCTACCCGTACTTTTTGTGCCGCTGGTCGCACCCGGCGCATATTCAAACCCCGGGTCAATCCCAACCGGCACTTTTACGGTGCGCGGGTTCGACGAATTCTTGCCGACGATCATTGTGCGCATGGGGATTTCGGGCGCAGCATCCGGCACCGTTTTCCCCATCGCGCGCAACTGCCGCGCATTTAACGCCCGCACCTCGCACCGGCACCCCCAGCCGTTGGGCGGAAAGTGCGTTTTCCAGAACGCATCGTCCCACCGCAACACCATCCCATGCCACGCCTGGTGTTCAGGTCTCGGGTCTTTCACAGCATCCGAATGTACATACATCCAGTACGGGTGCGTTTGCGTCATTTGAAGCATTTGCGCGCGCCGCCCCGCCGCAAAGCTCGTCGCCAGATTGGTCTCGTAAATGACGCGGCTTCTTCACCCCCTCGAACCGTTGTAGTCCCAGCCGTGCGCCGCGACAATGCCATCGAAGTCGCGCCTGAACGATTCCAGCGATTTGCCTTTGGCTATCGCCTCATCGACTGACTTCATGAAGTCAGTCACAAG